CGTCCTCACTTTTTCCAGTTCCGTTACAAACAGGACATATACCTTTTGTCATAATAACTCCTTAAATTCGTTTGAGGAAAGTGAATACTTTTGCAGTATCGCGGGGAACCCAGTTTATAGCGTGAGGACCGCAAATTTTGGGGTCTGCTCTTGCTACATTGCAAGATTCAAAATATCCAGGCCTGTCCAGGCCTAGCGTCTTGTCGGGCGGGGGTGTATAGAATGCCTCGGGCAACATGCACCGATATCCATACGGATTTTTAACAATTTTATTAAAAAAACTAGTTTTAGAATTCTTACAATCCTTACAAAGGATTTTTTCCATGTTAGTACTCGCTTACATTATGTTTGGGTTTACGACGGTATGCAAGTTTATTTTGCACGACTTTGGGTTTGAACGGTGTGTTGTTTTGAAACAACACACGGTGAGCCCTGTGTTTGGGCTGTTCAATTTTGAAAGATAAGAGTTCTTTTTTCATACCCGTTAGTATAACAGAACCCTTATTTATTGTCAACCTTAACGACCTGTGCTGTAGTGAGTGCCTTTTGGACCTTTTGAAATAAAAGTTCTACCGTATAAATCACCTTGGTATTCGTCACTCTTTGCCGAATACTTGAGTACCATTTTGATACTTTTATTAAGGCTTACACTTAGCAATAGTTGAGGCTTGAATTCTAATACCTCTGCATCTACAGTTTGTCCATTATCTACACAAGTGACTTTTGTTTTGTCATCATACCGTATCATGATCCTCTCCAAAGTCAAATGTAACGCTCAAGTGTTTAATGGATTTAGTAGTAAAACTGCGCCACTCTTTAATATCAGTATCAAATACACGCATTGTAGTCTCTGACACTTTGCGTGGTTTTGCATCTTCTTTAACTTCTACTTTAGGTACAATAGCAGGATTGGTTGTGCAATTCATTACACGTTCCGTGCCATCCTTTTTAGTAAAGGTTACGGTGACCGTTTCTGTTTTTAGAACACCACGCAACCATTTGTCAAGTTTATTCCAATCTTTATCTGTCCATTCAGTAGAGACATTCATTTTGTTTCCTGTTCTTTCCAAGTTGTGAAAAAATTCTTTACTTTTAATTCTTCATCCCAAGAACTACCATAGTCATTATCCTTATCACACAATGTCAATGCCTCTTCTTTAGACACAACACGATGGCTAATAATTTGCTCACCAATATGTTCTTGGCTAAACTCTTTGGCTTCATTCATTGTAACTGTATCCAATGCCCACTCAGCCTTACCCTTAGGTACTTCAACCATATATCGTTCACGGAAAGTACTGACACATTCAACAAGCACCCATTCGGTGGGTTCTTTCTTTTTCAAAGTATAAGAACCGTTTTTATTGTCAATCCAATCTAGTTCATCACCCTCTTTCCAGCCTGCCTCTAGCATAAGGTCATCAGGAAATTCAAGTATTGCGTCACCATTTTCTGGATCCTCTTTGACTTCTAGTGTCCAAGTTTTTCTGTTCATGTTAGCATCCTTATGAGTCCGATTGTGTCGATTGTGGTAAGTAAGATGTAATTAGCAAGCATACCAAAGGAACGCCGACTATAAGCGCACCCAGCATATATAGCACATCCACAAATCCATATTGGATAGAGAATAAGTAATGGGGGGTTTGGTACGGTGCTTGCCATAGTGATAGAACACCCAATAGAAATAGCCCAAGCCAAAACCTCAAAACAAAAACGTAGTCTATTACTTTTGTAATCACTTTTTATCCAATCAAAAATTCCATATAATATATTGTTCATCCAAGATCCTGTGGGTAATCGTTTACAAACTCTTTATGCTTACGTTCAGCAATAAGAGTTTGTAAAATTTCTTCAACCATTTTGTTCAATGTGATATCACGCTTGTGTGCTTCCATACACAACTGTAACATTACATCATCTTCCAAATCAATAGGAACTTGAACACGCTTGTCAAAATCTTCAATGCCATTAAAGATTGCCTCTGCTTTTTCTAAGAAATCTTCCTCAGTTTCGAGGTCAATCCACTTAACTTCATCCCATGCTTTTTTCCATTTAACTTTACGTGATTTGGCTTCGGCAATCATTGCATCTTTGAATTCAGGATTTAACCAGCGATATGGTCTTTGGTCTTCATCCCATGCATGGATTTTAATACTTACATCGGCTTCATAGATTTCTTGTGTCTCAGTACTGTATACGACCGACACATAAGCAAAATTACTCTCATAATTTAACATACGTGCATCAGGATAACAGCTCCAACCATACTCACTACCTTCAGTAATACGGTGATTTGTTAATTCATTTACTTGACTTAAGTGCATTTTCTTGTCCTTTGTAGTGTTCAATAATAGGTTCAATGTCGTTATTATATATCTGTTCCATTGTTTTGTAAAGCATTTTGGCATCCTGCTCAGTCATGCCACTTGTCCAAGTTGGATCATTATCTGTTTTACGCAATCCATAATCATGTCTATAGGTCATACACATGTCATGTATGATTTGTTCTTTCAATTTCATAGACCTCTCCTCAATTGTTTACATTGATTAATAACGAATTCAGGATAATTATTTTGTGATCCTAAAACTTGAGAACAATTGAATGTGATGGTAACTTCATCATCCTCGTCATATTCGTCATGCATAATGAATCCATATACTAACCCAAGCACAAAAACTATACCCGATATCAGAAATAGCGGATATAACAAACTTAGCAATCTATTTGGGCCGGGGAATCTGTTCATATATAGCAATCCACTAATGTACCAATGTAAAATTGATATCTATAATTGTTGTAGTCTGTGCGATTTTTTAAATTTTCGTATTGGTACATTTCTTCTAAATTTTTACGTAATTCACGTTCTTCTTCTAATCTATTTTGTTCAGTGTACTTGATTCTTTTCCAATCATAATATTCATCTACCCTGTCATAATGTTTATTGAAAACTTCTTTTCGCAATTCTTCTTTTCGCAATTCAAGTTCATGTCTATGCCGTAAGGTATAATCCAACAATGGGGTGGGTGTACTTACTGTAGAGTTTATACTAACACTCATGTGTCATCCAATCGTTTGTTTTATAGTCCCAATGTCTATTATCATAAAAGTGAAATATTAACGCATATCCAAACAAACCCAATTCAAGTCTAACACCTGCATGGTCGCATCTAGTTGTCCAATTAAAATTAAAATTAATTAGATATTCACAATCCCGCAACACTTCAAATTCAAAGTATTTGTTTTTGAAAAATGTTTCCCAAGAACGATTGAAACTATGATTGAATGCTAACCTAGTGAAAGGGTATTCAATTGAAAATTTAAAATTTATCATGTTACTATTGTACAGTATAACTCAAATAAGTCCTAGTATTTTTGGTAAAGTACATCATAGTTTCAACATTGCCCACATTGCTGTTTTTTCCAAATCAGTTTCAAACTCTGGGTATACCTCATCCAATCTATATTTAGGAATATTCATATACCCTTTATTTTCTTTTTTACGAAACATATCTTCTGCGTCCCAAATTGATGCACTAAGCATCTTTGTCTGTAACTTGGCGCCGCGGCGTCCCCAGAATGATACACACTTGTGTCCATCTAAACGAATAATGCCCCAGACTTTATCATGGTTTTCTTGTTTACACCATCCAATATATTCATAGTTCATACTTCTTCCTCTACGGGTTTATCAGCTACGGGTTTATCAGGAATATTTTCTGTATCGCCATCTTGTGCAAACACAAAGCCCATATCCAACATTGTTTCAATTTCAATAGGAGTACAGTGGGCACGAAATACAAACAGTCGGCGAGTAAGGTTATCTTTAGAATAATATACTCTAAAACTGACCCGCACAATATTTAAACGTTGTTCTATTTCTGGCAGTGTAGGACCTTGTGACCATTCGTCAATCAATGATTCTCTGGTCTGTTCAAAATAAAAATCTTGCATCATTTTTTAACTCCTAAAGTCTTTGCTACCTCTTCCAATGCATCTTCTAACATTTCTGTTTGTTCTTTTTTGGATAACTTTGTTAGACCTAAAGCAATCTTTTCTTCATCGGACAATTTCTTCAAAGCCTCACGCCTAGTTTTGGCTACTTGTTTTTTGCGTTCCTCTTTCTCACGTGCCTTGCGATCCGCTTCCTGATGTTTTTCCCACCAATCACGAACCTCATCATCTTTAAGAACCAAAAAATCAGCATAGCCGCTTTTGACCAACTCAGTCATTGCCTTACAGGCAATGCGGGCAAGTTTGTCGTTGTTTGCTTTAAGTTCTTTATATTGCCAACTATCAGTTGGCTCGCCTGAACGATAATCATCCTCATAACTTCTGCAGGGCATAATATTCTCCTTTTATTTCCATGCGTTAAACAAGCCCAACAAACAAGTGACAATTGCCACAATGTTTACTACCAACTGCGGACGATTCTTAACACGAATGGTCCATGTCATAAACATGATTGTACCTAATGTGAATGCTACAATGTTGTAGGGATAAACACTAGGGCCAATTGCATTGCACACGTGTCCTGCGATAATGAATACTGCGCCGGCCCATTGTAGGATATCGTTTAATTTCATTTTACTCCAAATGTGTTTAATGCTGGTTGCAATGTGTTAATCAATTCAGTCTCGCGGCTATGAGCAGGACGCTTGCCTCTCACTACCTCAACAACACCGAATACAAAACGCTCTGCACCTCGTTCACGCAAAGCACGTGACAAACCCCAATCTTTGTTCTCAGTCATAGCACGTTGCATATGCTTTTGCATACGACGGGTAAGTGTCTTACGAACATTACCTGCAAAACAAACAGCAGTCAAACCAATGTAGTACTCAAGTGTTACAGTGTCTTGAATGTAGTAGATGACTTGATTGCGGTCTGTTCTACGTTTGCGGTTGATTTTTGAGTTCATGTAAGTATTATATACCCAAAGTGATTTATCGTCAACCTTTTTGTTTTCTTTGAGTGTGTGTCAGAGTTTGAGGCCAACGATAGAATTGGTCCTAGAGCACCTGACACACAAATGAATACTTAAGTATTCATTTTTATTAAGAAATTCTGTATGTAAAACCCTGTTTGGTTAATACTTTTGTGTAACCTTCACTCTTGTAATCTTGTTCAAGTAGGTCCAATGTCTTTCTATCTTTGACCCTAGGCTTTTGTACTTTAACACTAATAAATTTCTTACGAAATTCAATATAAAATTTATCAGCATTGTAGACAAGTTCGAGGCCCAATTTGACTTGCTCGGCCCTAAGTTTTTGACTATCAGAAAAAAGAGAACTATTTACTGCACTACGCATACGTGCATCACGTTCAGCGAACCAAGCAAATTTACCAGCAGATTTGTGTTCAGTTTCTTTTTCAAACATGAATTGCTCCTTTAGTGAATTGATAAATGCATTATATACCCAATCTGATTTATTGTCAAGATTGGGTATATAACACTTTTAGTCTACTTTTGCAAATCCCATGAACATTTCTATGTCATACCAAGCTACTGCTTTAGTATTCATTTCGTAGACAAGCACAGGGTATGCTTCTGTATTAACTTTATCAAAGTTAACAAGTTTCTCAAATTGAGATTGAGATTCATCTTCATCAGACTGGTCCTCAAAAGTGATGTACGCTTTGTTAGTGTTCACAAACATATCAATATCGTAAGACATAATTGGCCCTTTCAAGTGAATAAGATGCTATTGTATACCCAATTTGATTTATTGTCAACAGTGCATTTGTAATACTTTTGTAACATATTCATCACTGCTATCACCAAGATCCTTTTCTTCAGTAAAAAGTACTACATCACCGAATTTTGCTAACTTACGACCGGCAACATCATTGTCACAAACGGCTACTACTTTTCTATTAAGACAAGTAAGCCAGTTGCGTAAGTCGGGACTAGGGTTGTTTGATAGCACTGCTAACGCACTAAAACCACGCTCAGTAAGTCTGGCCGCATCAAATAGACCCTCACACACAAACACGACATTGGGGCTTAAAAACAAACTTTCCACACCCCAAACCGCTAGTGTAGGTTGCTTGCGGTATGTGTAGTATTTTCCTAGCTTAGGATTGTTGTTGGGCTTCTTGTCACCCTCAGGTCTGTATTGTTGATATCCAACCAATTGACCGCTAAGGTTGTATAAATAAAAAGTAGCAACACGTTCAACTTCATCGACCATTGGAAGATGTAAGTCAACATTAAGGTGACGTTCTTTGAGGTGTTCTGTTACTGTTTTCATAACCACAATTATAAACCCAAACTGATTATTAGTCAAGTTAGGAAAACCGATTTATTGTCAAATACCTTGTTCTAGTATATCCATTGCCTGTTGTAGTACTTTTGTTTGTCTGGTATATGCATCATATTCCCAAGGTAAATTCATATACTCCTCATACGTCATTTCATCCGGTAATTTTTTTGTTACGAAAATTCCATGCCAATAGCATTTGTGGTCACGTGTTATCTTCAAATAACCTTTGTGTTTTTGATGTACATGTACTAATTCATGCGCTAATATTTTTGGTAGTGAGTCGAGAGGTATGTTATAGTGTAGGCCAATCCTATTGATGCGATACAAATCTATACCACCGTAAACACTCTCACCTAAGTCATATAAACAGACTTCTAGTATTTCCGGCAACTCAATTGCTTTTGATATGGCTTTGGCAAACGAATCTATGATAGCTTCGCGGTTGTAACTATGTTGATTTGTTTGATAAAAGTATCTAATGTCCACACTTTATTTAGTGGGATCGATATTTTCTTGCTCTGGCTTTACATACTCATAATTTATAGTGTCCAGATTTTCACGAAAAACTATTGCACCATTACGCAAATGAAAACGTCTGGCCACTTCTGTCTTAGGGCTTAATGTAACAAATCTAGTAACACTAGGATAATCACGCTGGATTCCCTTTACTGCCTCAATCAATAACTGTTGTCCTTTGCCACTCTTGTAGCTCCAAATTGTGTAGAACACTGCGGTTGTAGGTACTACTGCGGTAGTCTTTAAATCGTTTGTATTTTCAGGAACAAAATCATGGAAACTAACACAAACCATTGCATCTGGTTTTTCTTCATCAACCAATGCGGCTACCATTCTACCGTCACTTACTCTAAAGTCAGTTGGTATTTCAGGACGTACAGGGTCATCCTTGATGAACTCTAGTAGTTTGTCTGTTAGGTCTTTGATAAAATGTAGCATATGTGTATTTATACATTACACATAAAATGCTAATATTATGTGTTATAAATTTTAGCTAAACTTTGTTTAACTAATTTTTCACGTTCTTGTTTTGTTCGTGCACCTAATACAGTTATGTTATACAATTGATTATTAGAATACAATAGCATAGTTATACAAAACCCTGCGGCATTTGTAAAGCCAGTCTTTATAGTTATCAATCCTTCATGACCAAAGTAACGACTAGTGGAATTACCAGCAACAACTTGTGCCTTAGGTTCTTTGACTGCTTTTCTTTTCTTTTTCTTTTTAGTTTTTTTGTTATTCTTTGATAGTTCAACTGGTGATACTACACGTTGTGTTTGTGCGGCGTGCTGTACTATAGTGTATTCGCTTACTGCTTTGGTTAGTTTTATTATATCACCCACTGTGCTATGATTCATTGGGCTAAGTCCAGTCGGTTCAACAAATCCAGTTTGATGCATACCTAAAGTTTTTGAATTGTTATTCATATGATATATGAAATGATTCATTCCCCCTGGAAAATTTTCTGCCAGAGTTATTGCGGCTAAGTTGTCACTACTGACCAACGCCAAATTAATCAATTCTTGTCGAGCAAGGATCATTCCTTTGCGTAACTTAGTATTTACAACCTTGTTACCAGTGACAGTAAGTTTCTCATCCATGTTTTGATTATATTGTAATACTGTGTATACAGTCATTAACTTGCTTATACTAGCAATGCTAACTTCTTCACAGTACAAAGATCCATGTAATACGGTATCATTTGTTACATTGTACACTACGCTATTAGGATGTGCAAAACAGACTAAAGGTAGGAATAATAAAGATATTAAAATTTTACGCATAGAATATTTATTGTAGCAGGATGCTATCAGAATAACACTATAATAGGATAACCGCAAACCCTATAAATAGGCCTAAACTGAATCCTACGACGGAGAACCATAGCATAAGCAATAAATATAACCAAGTATTTTCTATCCACTCAATATAGTTCATATAGTATTTAGCCAAAAAAATAGACCCCGAAGGGTCTATTTACATTGTAGGACCGTTTCCTGATTTGAATCCTACTTCCCCACCTTCGTCTTTGATGCGTTTTATAACATCTTCAAACAATATAGGACGAAAGTCTGTTTGTTCTACGCATACACAATGATATCTTGGATCAATTTCATCACTGTACAACATAGTGCTAGTCTTAACATCATATCCACGGGGCTTTTTAACACGATTGGCGTGCAAATGACCATGAATGTTGACCCCAAAACGACCCAAACTTTCTTCATGTACCGGGATATGACTCAATATCATACCGTTCATAACATGATAGGCTCGCAATTCACGAAAATATTCATTGTATTCAGTGTCACGGAATATATCATGGTTACCACGAATCAATACCTTGTCACCGTTCAAACGATGTAATGTCTTTAATGCCTTGCGGTTAATAACAACATCACCCAAGTGATAAACTTTATCGTTCGGGCGAACAGTTTCGTTCCAACGCTTGACCATTTCTTCATCCATTTCCTCAGGACTATCCCATGGACGTAACTTGGTTACACCATCATTGCGTGTGAATTTACATACACCCATGTGTCCAAAGTGTGTGTCACTAACTAAAAATACACTAGGCATATTAAATTCTCCAAATTTCTTTAAAACCTTCTTCTAGGGTAGGCTCTTCCCAATTATCAATCATTCTTTGCACAACATCCCAAGGGACTATTTTTCCACTAGATTCTCTACTAGCCAAACGTTCCTTCAATACTGCTACTGTAGGAGTTGAAAATACAACTGCAACATGCCAATAGTCAGGTAACATATAAAACTTTTTAGAACGACTAGCAATAGTAGTACTAGTTTGATCCCAGATTACATCACGACCTGCTTCCCTTGCGGCAACAACTTCCTTAGCCATTAGGTACACTGCTGTGGGCATGTAATCCTTAAACACTTCTTCATAAGTCTTACCTTGTTCTTTGGCGTATGCTTCTACATGATGGTCAGTGGAAACATATTCCATACCAGCAAGCCAGTTTTGCTTCCAAATCCAAGTACTCTTACCTGCACCCGGTACGCCAATTAATTGATAGCACTTGTTCATAACCGTTCCCTCTTCACTCTACCAATACGGCTTGCTTTGTTCCATGTGTATGCGATACCATCTGGTGTCTTTCCGTTTTCAACGCTATCAACACCAAACTTACCTGCGACTTCAAATCCACTACCCTTGATTACAACAAATGAATCTAATGTCTTGGCATAGTCCATTGCCAAATCAAGTGTAGCAAATTCTTTTTCAATCTCATTACATTCTACAACAAACAATTAAATATCACCTTTATAATTCTTGGGTACAATCAATCCACTGTCTAATGTTACCCCATTGATAGTATGGGGTTCATTCTCATCATACGTCAAACCCAACACATCCATCATTTTATGTTTCACTAACAAATTGGGACTACGATAATCTTCCGTATCATCAAAACCCATCATTACACCAACCTCTACGACTGCACCACTACGACATACACCGGCAACACAATGCACAATCACATTACTACGATTAAGCAATGCTTGCTTTAGTAGTATAACCAAACTCTTTGCTTGGTCATCAGTAATTTTCATTTCTGGTTCAATGCATTTATCATCACGTTCCAAATCTAAGAATTGAAATTGGTGAACAGTATTAAACTTGTAATGAGGTTCGGGGAACTCCATACCACAATCAACAATCTGAATCAACAGGTTGTTGGGTCCTGGATCATAGTGTCTACCTTTTTTGATATCACTCAATGCTACATTTTGAATCCACGGCATGTTATTCTCCTTCATTAGAGTTATTATAAACGATTTTGGGATTATTGTCAAGCGCAAATAAAAACGCCCTAGATGCGCTAAATGTAAACTAATTAATTAAAGAACGATTGAGTGTGTAAACTCTATATAATGCGATGTTTGTCTAGGGCGTTTATATAAGCACACAATATCTCTTTCGCTTAGTAGAGCCTGTCTTATCGGGCAGGGTACTGATATGGTATACTTATATAAACAGATGCCCTGAGGCATCTGCTACTACTATTTAGCTTATGCTAAATCGTATCGTGCCTTCATAACGGTCTTCAACATGATTGCTTCCGGTGAGAAGTCATCCAAGTTGCCAGTTAGAATACTTTGTGCAATTGCTGGGCTAAATCCTGAGACTAGCGCAACACCTGCCTTGTTAAACTTAACTGGACTGTTACCGTATGCGGCGTTCAAGTTCCAGAACACAACCTTTGGGATTGTGTAGCCAGCACCTTCGTACTTACGTGCAATCATTTCGATTGCGGAGTCATCGTGAGACACCCCAGAATCAAATTGCATATCGCTGAAGATAACGATTGTACCTGGCATTTCTGCTTGAGGAACATTGTTATCAACTGCTGTCTTAAGCACTAAATCAAATGCCTTGTTCAAGTCGGTGTTAGCGACTTCACCAGTGTTCATTTGGTCAATCTTTTGATTGATGTTACCCTTTAGAGTAACTAGCTTTGGAGTACGACTGAAAGTCAAGAATGTATCCTTGAACTTACCAGTGTTCTTGTCAGCAAAGTACAATCCCAATGAGATTGCAACATCCAAACAAGACAAAGTACTCTTGCTACTACGACCACCAGCAAGACAAGTCATTGAACCTGAACTGTCAACCATTGGCAATACATCGGCATCGCCAACAAAGTT